ATTGTCAGCAATACCGACTCGACCTGTTGTGGTTGTTAGGCTACCTAGACTGAACGTGTTACCAGAAGTGTCAATTGCGTACACGTTAGCGCCACATATCGCTATCAGGTACTTACCACCAGATATGGTGCGTAGTCCTCGAATCTCAGCGTTGCCTAAATTGGTGAATAAGGTAAGACCAGGTGTAGGGTAGAGAGCAACAACACCTCTTTGGCCTGGTTGCTTAAGTGGGTCAACTTCAGGCCGAAAGTTAATACACTCCTGATCATCTTGGTAGATTGATGGAGAAGTGTACGATGGGCCAACAAACCCAAAGTCCATTATAGGCCTGCCTTTGCAATGAGTTCTTGTACTGCTTGGATCAAATATACCATGACAAAACTATTATCAACAGTCTGATAAACAGGTTTGCCGTTTTCATCTACCGCTGTTGCACTACCATTGACCGCTGTGGGAACTACCGCTTGGAGTTCGTCAGCAATAAAGCCAACGTCTGCTTCATTGCTAGAAATCCACTTAAATGAGCGTGGTGTCAAAGCCTTGATCTTAGAAATACCTACGCCAGACGATAGTGTTTCAATGTCAGTTTTTAGCCTACGATCTGAAGTTGTTCCATAGGTTGTAGTTGAACCATTTGTGCTAATTGCACCTACTGGAGTAATTGAACTAGGTGATCCATAACCAAAGAAAATAAGGTTACTGCTTGTACTAGCCACCACCGCAGCGATAGCGTTACTTGAAGAACTGCTTACATACGCACCAAAAGCATTACTTGAAGACGCCGTGGATTGTGTGTACAACTCTACAGTATTGGCAAATGTACTAGCCGAACCAAAGTAAGATGCGCCTGTAATCGCCAAGCCGCCTGAATAACTGTTACCGACCGCACAAACCGATGCTAGGCTAGGTACAGTTCCTGTAGGCGTTGTCCATTGCCCATTGTTGTTCAAGAAAGTCGATGTATTGCCAGCAGGAGCAGAAATACCATAACCATTCCAATTAAACGTGCTAGACAAGTACAAATTAGACCAAGCATAACCTGATGCCCCAAGGGTCAGAGCATTGTTACTAGCAGGAATAAATGAAGAGTTGTACAAGTAAACTTGAGTCGTATTGTTTCCAATACCGATAGTGCTTGCTGACGCTCCGATTCCATAAGTAGTACCAGCAGGGCCACTAGATGAAACCCCAACACCCACACCACCGAATGTAGAGTTAGTCGTAGTTGTGATACCGCCTGAATAAGTGCTACCAGCAGTCGCTACTTGTTGCAAAGTAGGTGTCGCTGCCGTCACAGTAGCCCAAGTACCATCACCCCTTAAATAGGTGCTAGAAGACGCTGTGCCAGTTCCTAGGTTAGCTGTGGGCACTTGGCCTGACCAACTAACAGAAAGCGTGCCATTAGACGTTAAAGGGCTACCAGAGACTGAGAATCCTGTTGGCATTGATAGACCAACTGAGGTCAAACCAGTACCTGAACCGCTTGGTACAACCCATGAGCCTTGGTTGTTCAAGAACTTAGTAGCATCGCCTGTAGATGTATTAGGTGCTGTTATTGTCGCATTGTTCCAATAAAACGTACCAGCTACACCCAAAGATGACCACAATGAAGCAGGAGCACCCAAAGCAATACCGCTATTACTTGATGATCCATTGGAGTAAGGTAAGAAAGCAGCGCCTGATAAAAGAACTGTGTAAGGTGTGCTTCCACCAAAGTTGCTTTGGATACCGACATAATTACCAGTTGAAGTAATACCATATACAGTAGTACCTGATGGAGCATTTAGCTGGTTACCAATACCTACACCACCAAATGATGCGTTACCAGTTAAGGTGTTAGACCAAATGCCATCACCACGCACAAAGGATGCGTTATTAGGTGTTCCACTAGCTAGATTAGCCACAGGAATTTGACCTGACCAAGTAAGTGCCAAAGTTCCACTTGTCGTAATGGGTGAGCCTGAGACTGCTAAACCTGTTGGGACACTAAGAGCAACTGAAGTAACTGTGCCACTTCCACCACCACCGCCTGATGGGGTTGCCCAAGTACCATCGTTTCTTAGAAATGTGGTTGTTGAACCTGTGGGAGCTGCAATAGAGTATCCACCCCACACCGCTGTTGTGAAAGTGATCGAGTTATTAGGAAAAATGCCGGAATAAACAGTCGAATTAACATCATTAAGCCACGATGACCTGATAACTGTTGTGCCGTCAATAAATGTAGTAGATGCCATTAAATGAAGCCCCCATGTAAGATAAACCCAGCATCCCTAGTCTTAGTGGATGTGAGTACATTGTCATAACGTGCCAACTGGACAGGTCGCATATTCGTACGCTTAATCGTACTCTTACCTTGGGCAGCGTAACTCTGAATCATGCCGATTTGGACCGGACTAGCCTTACCATACATAGGCATTAGTCTTTCGGCTAAACACCATCTTAAAGCCATGTTATAGCCTTCTGGAAGTGCCATAACGTCATACATGGATGTGTTTCTAGTGAAAATGTTGTCCGCAAACAAATGGACTTCACCTTGCGCTGGGTTAGGCCATAAAAAGATATTGCCCAATATTTCTGTGGGTTGATAGTAAACCGCTTTAGGCCAAGGGCCGTTAAGAGTTTTCAAACCGATCATTTCGTACTCTTCAACATTGAGCACAGAAACAGGGTAATCTAGTCCACCGCCTGTAATAGCAACCCCATTTGAGGTCGTATTAACACGCACAAAAGCACTATTTAACATAAGTGGGCGCTTATAGTAGCCCACAATCGTAGTCGATGCGACAGTTTGGCTTACATTAAGTAAGTAAGTGCCCGCTTCCAATACTTGCCCACCAGCGCCTGTGCCAAATCCTACAATGGTCGTGCCTGGCGTGATGCCAGTTCCACTCAAAACCATGTTCATTGAGACCGCACCGCTATTAATGGATGTGACTGTGAGCACATTTCCACTTATTGAACCTACAAAATTGGCCTGAATTGTGCCTGTAGGGCCAATGGAGTATTGGGTTTGACCAGGTGTTACGTTAAATACTATTTCTGTCTTGTAAAAGACCATCATAGACTCGTTAGACCATTGATCTAACATATCTTGCAGCATATCAAAAGCGTCTTGTGCTGCTTCTGGCGTGGGTATTTCGCCAGCTTCTAATGCGCCTATGTCTTTTAACGCTCTGCTAATGATGTCTATGGGTTGTGTCATCTTTATCCACCGAAAGGTTTAAAAGTGTTGAAAACCCAAGGCAAAGCAGTTTTATCCTTTTGCACTAGCTGTTTTTCTAGGTTAGATTGTATGATATTTACACCATCTTGGGTAGTTTCTGCAATTATCCAATCAATAATATTTTGTTCTTTTACCTCTTTTAAAGGTGTTTTGAGGACTGGATTTGCAAATTGATGTGTTCCTTGTTGCTCAACTGTGTTTGTGCCATCAGTTAAAGAAACAAAAAACTCAGCATGGGTAATCAAATCCCCATCAGTTTCTATTGATAGTATTTTAAAATTCATGCAACCAAATCCCATGCTTTAGTGGATTCGTTCCATGTATAACGCTTAGGTGCGTCTGGTGTTCCTACATCAGTTGGATAAGGAATTGGTGAATCCCATAAGCAAGTTGACTCATTCAAGACCCAAGATGCGTATGGCTTGGGAGGAATGAAAGCATCTCTGCCAGCGTCATAGGTGTATCCAAGGCCAGCGTAATTCTTACGAAAAGGCGTGCCACCCAATGTGTGAACACCGCCATGCGTGTTGTAACTGGTTTGTTTCCAGTTGCCACCAATCAATCGTTGGCAAAATGCAATACCAATGGATTCCATGTGATTGCCTTGAGCATCAGCCGTGTCAGCGTCTGCCACCACAATCACTTGGGTAACAATGTTGTTTGAATCAATTCCTGCAAAATGTGCCATCATCTTCCCCCTAATTCTTTAATCTGTTCGTCAGTCCAAATGGTATTGATTGAGTCTTCAAAAGCCTTTATCTTTTCCATTGTTGCATCTATTTCTTCCCATGTTGGACATGGTCTTGGATCATCCCAAATGGTAATGTCACGATTGCTAATCTGCCAAGTAGCATTTGGTCTAAGTAATTGCATGGCAGAATCAATGCCATAGAGTTGATAAATTTTTACCATGACAAAATCACAATTCCTGATCCACCATTACCGCCCGCATATTGTGAAGAATCGTTAGTCGATGCTCCACCACCACCACCACCAGTATTAGCAGTTCCAGCATTTCCATTTCCACCATTTGTAGTGCCAGCATTACCACCACCACCAGAACCGCCCGATCCAACAGTTCCACCATCATAAGTGCCTCCACCTCCTCCTCCAGCATAGGTTACGCTAGAGCCAGAATATGAATTGGCTGTGCCACTTCCACCATTGCCACCAACTGAACCAGCTCCATTTCCACCTATAGCATTTGCACCACCACCACCACCAGCGCCATAATTAGATCCACCTGTGGATCCATTTCCACCAGAATTTCCTTGTCCAGATGTACCTGAAGCTCCAGTTGTACTAGTTACGCCTGTTCCTCCACCGCCAGAGCCACCCGAAACTGAAGCATAATAAGTAGAATTATCAGCTCCACCACCATAACCACCACCAACTGCTCCAGTTGATCCATTGACTAATGATCCAAATTTTGAGTTTGTTCCTGATGTTCCAACATACGCTGTTACACCAGTTCCACCAGCACCAATAGTAATTGTATAAGTATTACCAGAAGTAACACTTAATCCTGTGCCAGTAAGGAATCCACCAGCACCACCGCCACCGCCTGTTCCTCTAGAAACCCCTACTCCACCACCTGCACCTCCACCACCCACTACCAAATAATTAACACTTGATACGCCTGTAGGTGCAGTCCATGAACCTGAACCAGTAAAAATAGCAGTTCTTGTTGTGCTTGGTACTTGATAAGAAATGATAACTACGCCAGAACCACCAGTAGTGCCGTTGTAACCAGCACCACCGCCACCTCCTGCACCGCCCCCAGTATTGGCTGAACCTGCAACTGCAAGAGGAGAACCACCTTGACCACCATTACCACCACCACCTGTTCCACCAGTTCCATAAGGTTGTGCTGTGTATCCTCCTCCACCACCACCCCCAGCATAATATACAGTTGTTCCTGTAATAGTAGAAGACAATCCAGCACCACCATTACCAGCTTGGCTACTTGTGCCTGCTACTCCTGCTGCATTAGCACCGCCTCCACCTCCACCACTAGCACCACCAACTGCTACACCTCCATTACCACCTGAATTTCCTTGACCACTAGTTCCAGATGCTCCTGTGCCTGTGTTGCCATTCCATCCCGCACCACCGCCACCAGAACCTCCTGATGCACCATTAGAATGACCGCCTCCACCACCACCACCTACTGCTCCAGTTGAGCCATTAACAAGTGAACCAAAGGTAGAGTTACCACCATTTCCACCAACTACTGTAATGCTAGTGTTTGTTGTCCCACCTGCACCAACAGTGATGGTGTAAGAAGTACCAGGAGTTACTGATAAATTTGTACCAGCTAAAAATCCTCCTGCACCACCGCCTCCACCTCCATCAGCACCACTACCACCACCACCAGCAACAACTAAATAGTTAATGCTAGTAACACCAGCAGGAGCAGTCCAACTGCTTGTGGAATTAAATTGCTGAATTACTGTTGAATAAGTAACTGCTTTTTTTGCCCCACTAAAGAAAAAATTAGGTGCGCCAAACATATTATGCAAACGCCTGTGCGTAAGTGCCATACCAAACAGAGTTAATACATACAAACGAAAGTATGTCTAAGCCTGTGGAAGCAGTTGTTGTGATTGTGGGTGCTGTGCCACTAGGCCACTTAACCCCAGTAAACGTAGCAGTTCTAGAACCTGTGCCATCTTGAATTAACTTTAAAATAAACGATGTGCCTGACGTTGCAGTTGGCATGGTAAACGTACAGTTACCAGTCAATGTGTAGCTAAGAACAGTTCCTGAAGACAGAGACAAAGTAACTGCTGTACTTGAATTAGTCAAAGCAGGAGCAGTCTCTAGATACGATGTGATCGTAGGATTAGTTAAAGTCTTGTTGGTAAATGTCTCAGTACCTGCCAAAGTAGCCAAAGTGCCTGTTGTAGGCAATGTTACGTTGGTGTTTGCTGTGACTGTTAACGTAGTGGTAAATGCACCTGAAGTGGTAAATGAACCACCCAAAGTGATGGTATTTGAACCATTATTTACCCCAGTTCCACCATAAGTAGCACCAATAACTGATCCATTCCATGTGCCAGTTGTGATAGTACCTATGGATGCTAGGCTAGACAAAGTGGTAACTGCTGTGTTAACCAATGTGCCTGACGTTGGCAAAGTAACAGAAGTGTTGCCAGTTGCTATAA